CAGCAATACCAAGACCTAAAATAGCTACTGCTCCTGCAAATGCCAACATTGTTGCAGGATCTGCAGTTAGTTGATTCATTGCATAAGCTGCAGGTATTAGTGCAATTGAAGCTATACCGAATGCAAGAGCTCCTACAATCATTGGTCCTACTGTTGGAGATATTGAGCTCAATGCTAAAGCTAGGCCAACCATTGATGCTCCAAACGCTAATATTGTAACTGGGTCTACGCCTTTTAATAAACTAAAGGCATAGGCAGCGGGTATTAGTGATACTGCAACTATTGCTATGGCAAGTGCAGCCTTTATCATAGAACTAGTTTTTATTTTTGAAAGACTCTTAAAGAATCCAGTCATTCCTTTACCACCATCTTTAGGTGTTTTTATTTTTGACATTTTATCAGATACATCTGCAGCCTGTTCTGATGCATTTCCAAATATTTTTCCAAAGAAGCCACCTTTTCCTTTAGGTATTAATCCACCAAACATTGATTTCATACCTGCTAGTGCTGGCATTGATGCAAATATTCCTCCTGCAATTGAAGAAGCTCCTTGTGCAACCAATCCTGCAGCTACCGCTGTTGATTCTGTTGCATCTGTTACAGCTTTTTGATTTTCTAAAACTTTAGAATCTAGGTTTACACCTTTTTGTTTTGCTTGTAGAATTTTTAATACATCTGGTACTGAGGAACCTAATGCGTCTGCTAGTGCTCTTTGTTGTAAAGGGCCCATTCTTTCAAATTCTGCAAGTGTTCCTGCGTTTTTGGCTATTTCTTTTACAAGTTTATCCCTATCACCCATTGCAGCGGCTTGTCTTGCTGCATCTAGGTTAAGTTGTCTACCTATCATCATTTCGGCTTTCATTTCAGCCTTTATTGATGATTGAACATCAAGTAGATTATCTCCTGCAGCTGCTACTTTTTCTAGGTTTAAACCTAACTTTTTAGCATTTGCTGCAGCATTTACTAATCCTGATGCTCCGTCTTTTCCAAACCTTGCAAATTCAAAGGCATTATCAGCTATGTCTTTCATTACTGCACCTGGAGCAACACCTTTTGCTTTTGCTAGGTGCTTAACTTGATTCATTAATGCGTCAGCTCCCTCTTGAGAGTTATTAGACATTTGTAACATTGTTTTATTTAATTTTGCAGCTTCGTCAAATCCAATACCATACTTAACAGCCATTTCACCAACAGTTGTTACCGCGGCGGATGTTGCGTCTTTGAGTGAGCCATTTAATGCAACTAAAGCTGTTATTGATTGTCTTGCTTCATCACCACTAAGTACAAATCCTCTTCCTAGTGCTTTAACTTGTGATGCTAGTTGAGTTCCAACTATTCGCATAGTATCCATGGCCATATTACCATCACCAAGTGCTCTTGCAAGCTTGAATCCTTCCTTAGTGGCAACTGCAAGTCCTGCGACAGCTGCTAATATTAGTGTTTTCATTGATGCAAGCTCGTCTACTATGAGTCCAGCACTATTAAGAACATCCTTCATCGAAGCAGTATTTTCTTTTGCTGCATCGTTAGCTTCTTTCATGTTATCAGCATGCGATTTTCCAAAAAAGTCTATTTGTTCTAACTCCTTCTTTTTTAGTATGAGTTCTTTTACACCATTACGTAATAAATCATACTCTTCTTGGTTAAGGGTTTGCGCATCTGCAAGTATTTCTTTAATTTTACTTTGAGTATCTAATTGGTCAAGAGTTCCATCTGCAATCGCCTGTGTCATCATTGCACGAGTGGCATCTAATTTTTGAAAGGCTCTTGCTCCTTGAAGGTTTTCGTCGGATATTGCTTTATTTTTAACAGCAGCTTCAAGTTCTTTTACTTTGTCACTACTAATTTGTGCAGATATGCCGGAATTTTCTTCTCGTATAGCCTTAATTTGCTCTTCCATTGAGCGAATTTGGTCAAGTAATTTTACTCTTTCTTTATCTGCCTCGTTTGCCATAGCTTACAACCTATTTTAGATTATGTTTTTTAACGTATTTTTCTAACTTAGATATATATTCCTTTTCTGCGTCTTGTGTAATTTTTTGAATTCCCTTTTTTAATTCGGGTCTTTTTGCCATGATTCTTTCAAACTCACGACGCTCCATTCTTTTAGCCATATTTCTAAGATAACGGCTTATAAAGTTTTCTTCTTTAATGATGGATTTAACGTATTCTCTAATCTGAGATCGTAGTTGTTTTTCTTGTGACATGTTTATTCCTCTATATCTATTTAATCATATATAAATATAAAGGAGCTTAGTTTTTTGGCCTATTTAGGACGTGCATTTCTAGCGAAGGTTGGAACTTTTGGAGGTCCAGATGAGCTTCCACCTCCTTTTTTAGCTTTTTCCATTTCTTCAGCCTCAAGTGTAAGTTGTTCATTAAGAAGTTTGAAATAGTAAATTCTAAGATACACCGGTAGATCGTATACATCCGAAAATGTAAACCCTCCTTTGGAGTTGTAGCAAAGTTGAAATATTTGCTTGTGCAGAATGGGCCTATAGTTAGGCCCCAGGCCAAAAAAAGTTGACACCAAGAGGAATTGACATCTCTCGTTCTTGTCCAGTAATATCTGATACGAATGTGAATGTCATATCAATATCTGGTGAAACCTTCTTAATTTGTTCTCTAAAAGTTCTAGTATCTCGTGATAGGAATTGGTTATCTACAAACTCTCTAATAACTTTAGGAGTTGCATCGCCATCTACAGCTGTAATCATATGCTTTAATCTAGTACTCAATTGAGCATCTACTCCTGCATATCCTCTGTTTTTGAAGTTCTTTTTTAACGCTTTTACTTCTTCAGCAATTTTTCCTTCATCACCATGTGTAAGAAGTTTAAATGTTATAGTTCTTTTTGATAGTGGTAAATCAAAGTCAAATGAATTATCATCACCAATTAAGTTCCAGTCAACATTAGAATCTTGTAACTGTTGTAAATCAATAACGGTTTCTTGCTTTTCTCCTGGAGTATATGGATCTTCAATTTCTACTGTATAGTCAGAACCATAACCCATAACTCTTGCTGCTACCATTATTGCGTTTTTGTCTCCAATAAGAATATCATCGTAATTACAAGGTGTAACTATAAGTGCTTGTAATAGTCTATCTAAAACAACACCTTTTTGAATAAGATTTTGAGAAGTTAATATATCTTCTTCTCGTGCTGTCATATATTTTAATTCTATTGTACCTGATTGTAAAGGGTGGCCATCTGGATATAATTTACCTTTACTAGGTAAATCTATAACTTCAGTTGGAAATTTATATTCCACTTTGCCTTTAGAATCGTTAATGTTTGTACTGTTTTCAGCAACGAGCTGCTGTTTGATTTGTTCGTCTGTTAAGCCTTTTTCTGCCATAACTTATTTCTCCATTTTTATAACGTTTGCATTTGATATATACATATATAAATATAAAACAAAACTAAAAAGTAATAAAAAACTCCTAACTTTTTTAGCTAGGAGTCTTTTAAATTTAATATTTATAATGCTATTAGAATTGTAGTATCCAATAATCACACTGAATTGACATTGCGATTTCATTATATGCATTGGTGGCTGTCCAATCTAATGTTCCAAAGTCTGCTTCAGTAATAAATGCACCTTTACCAGTCCATTCTTCTACTTTATCACCTACCGGTCCAAGTACGTTGATTGTTACGTCCTTCTTATAGAAGTCTGCATAACCATCTCTACCTGTTACAGATTCATGGTGTAGTCTTACCCATTCCATAACTGCCTGAGCTCCTGATGGAACTACTGGGTCATATAATGTTAGTGCTACAACATCCCATTTAGATTTTCCTTTAACGTATCTAGTAACGTTGATGTGCTCAAGAGTTACAGTTTCTTGTGTAATTTTAGGTCTTGCCGCTTTATGTATTAAGAAAGCAGGTATACCCTCAATATAGAAAATGTATCTATTTTGCTGTTTAGGCTCAAATGCCGTAAACATTGCTTCATTTGGATCGATTAAGTTAGCCATTTATTGTTCTCCTCTATTTGTATATCTTTAATATAAATATCGTCTATTTTACTTTTTATTCATCAAACGATGCACCTGTTGGCATGATGTTGAAGTCAATGATAATGAATTCTGCAGCTTTTGCAGGCTGTAAGAATATTTCACCTTTCATTATGTTTCTATCAATTATATCAGGTGTGTTGTTAGTTTCATCCATAATTACACGGAATGCGTAAAGACCTTGGTTTTGTTGAACTGATTCTAAATAAGGGTTAACAATATTTAAGAATCTTTGTCTTGTTGCAGTTGTGTTATTTTCAAATACTAGATATTTAGTTGCAGAAGCAATAAACTTCTTAGCAGCTATTAATAATCTACGTACATTGATTCTGTCTAATGCAGATGGTTTAGCTTGAAGTGTTTTTTGACCCCATACACAAACTCCAGTTCTTGGGAATACTGCGATCGGGTTAATTCTACCTTCATATAATGAATCTCTTTCTGCATGTGTTAATCTTGTGTAAACATCAAGAACAGTAGTTAAACTACCACGGTTAAGACCTGCTGGTGCAAACCATGGGTGAGCTACTTTATCATTGAATGCATATACACCCGGTATAACAACAGATGGTGGTACAAACTTAAATCTGTTTGTTGCTGCATCTAAGATTTTTACCCAAGGATAATACATTGCAGCATAGTTTGTATCATATGAATCAGCTTGTGCAGTTGCACTTGATACGCTATCACCAGTTAATGAATTATTAGGGTCAAAAATATAGAAACAATCACCTCTATCTTCACATATTTCAATTGCTTTTGCAATTACAGATGTTGAATTAGAATTTAATATACCTGGAGTTACAATAAGATTAATATCGATTTCATCAGGGTTTGAGATTGCATCTAATGCTTTCTTATATACTGTATATCCAGTTGATGTAGTTGAACTAATATCGTGTCCAAATGTATTACCTGCTAATAAATCTTTTCCAGATGAAACTCTTAATGCTGGATTAACTCCGTCAAAACCACCTTGGAATGCAACTGAGAATTTTTTATATTTCAATGGTGAATCTAAATCAACGTATGTTCCTGAACCAGATAAAGCTGATGCATCTAAAATAAATGCTTTATTATGAACTGCAGCTGCAGTATCAGATAATGGAGCTACGTAATTGTAGTTTCCTTTTGCATTGTCTGAATTAAATTCAAATCCAAAGAATGATTTTGAATCATCATGTGACTTAGAAACAACTAAAACAGCTGGAGGATAAGCTGCAGTTACTGTATCTGCTGCACCATTATTACAAACAACTGTTGCTGTAAACGGTGAGTAATATGCATCATGTCCAAATGGTACAAGTTTTGGAGAAAATACTTTATTTGTAACAGCTTCTTCTACCTCAAGTCTAACATATTTAGAAATATTAGGATACATTCCATTTACAACTAATTTTCCTGATGCATCATAAGATCTATATTGTGTTCCAACTCTACGACCAAGGAAATTAGCATTGTCTGGATCTAAACTTAAATTTGCATAAGTTTCTATTGCTACAGGTCTAGTATCAGTATCATCATATTTTCTAACTTGTAAAGTAAATGAACCATAGTCATCACCTTTAACAGCACCTGCTTTCTTAATATTTGAAATTGATATTTTAAAGTCGTCATTAACTGCATTTCCATGTCCTAATGTATGAACTTTAAATAATCTAGACGTATTTCCATTAACTGTTTGTGAACGGAACCAAGGAGTTGCTGCATGTGAATATCCTGATGCTCCAATTGGAGAATTTGTTCCTCCATTAAAGTCTAAGTCCATTCTAGATGCAGTCATTGTAGTTGTTTGTATAGTTCCTGCTCCTGTAAGATTAGAAAAGCTTTTTTCATCAATATGTTGTGCAACTGACTCAGAATTAAATAATGCATAAACATATAAAGCACTAATTGGAGTATCTGCAGCATCTAACGTAGTTGATGGTACATATCTTGCAGAATCTTGTCCTAAGCAATTTAAAATATAATCACTATTAGATTCATCAAATGAGAATGTAAGATTTGTTTGAGCTTCAGTGTTTGTAAAACTGTGAGATACCTTACCATTTATAAAGTCGATATTACCAGCTGCAAGTTCACCTATAACTGCATCCGATGAAAATGTAGCATCTTCATCTCTTGCTGATGGGTGAAGTACTGCACCGATAAATGCTGATTGAGTAACTAGTGCACCAGAACCTGATAGCATTGTATATATTAATGCAGAATCTGAGTTGCTGTATCCTGATAAGCCAAGCGTTCTAACAATTGTTACTGCTCCTGCATGTCTGATGTATTCTTTTACTGTATATGGAACGTATGTTCCGTCTGTTCCTGCTCCGAATTGGTCTTGGAATTCATTGAATGATCTGATTACCTGCGGTTCAAATGCAACACCTTTTTGGGTATTACCTATGATAGCAGCTCCAATTTCTCCAATACCAACTGGCAAAAATGATAGGTCGTTTTCTTGTGTAAAAACACCTGGGCTAACAATTCTTTCGGCCATGTTTATTTCTCCTATATGTTTACTTTTATGACAAACACTCTAAGTTTTAAGTATTTCTTAACTATATATAAATATCGGTTAAATTCCCAAAATGCTACTTAGAGGCTGAAAATTTACCTGTAGATATGTCTAATGAACCAACTCCATACTTATTACTAAGTTGTTGAGCCAGTTTTACTTCTTGTTCTTTAATTTCAACCAAAGCATTCTCTAATTGTGTTTCTTGAGCTGTAATTGCTTTCTTTTGAATTGCTAGCTGGCCAAACGCAACAACTAAATTATCCATATCGGATTGTAATTTTTGTAGCAACTTTAAGTCTTCTGAATCAACCGTAGTATCTGTTGCTTTTTTTGCTTCTCTGTGTTCCTTTAATTTTTCTGCGATTTCGGTATCTGTAACCATTTCTTTTCTCCTAGAATTTGTTTTGTTTATATTTATCTATTAACTTGTTGCTTGCTGGATCTCCACTTCCTTCAAGCCGCCTTTTTGTGGCATCGAGGGTATTTCCCTCATCAATCAACGAACCAGTTTTATTAACATTTGAAGAGTTCTGATTGATTGGTTTATCTATATCACTAAACACAAACTCCGTAGTTGTTAGCTGTTTAGCTGTAAATGTTCTATTTGCAAAATTTGTGGCATCTTTTTGTACACTATCTGGTATAA